GGCGAGGAAAAGGGAATACAGAAGCTTCACGGGAAAAACCATAGAAGAAATCATTGCCATGTGCGCAGCAAGAACGGATATGGACTATCAGATTTTTGGAATGGACGGAAGTATTGTTATTCCTTATATCGAGCAGAACAATGAGAGCGCACCGGCATTTCTTCAAAGACTCCTTACACTGGAAGGAGCATCTTTGAAAATCGTAAATGGGAAATATACGGCAATCGATATTCTGTATGCACAGGAAAGAGCAGCAAAACAAAATATTGAAATAACCGCAAAGCAGGTAGGAACGACATACACAAAGAATGGAGCCTGCATTAAAAGAATAACGGTCAGAACGCCATATGCAGAAGCAAGTGCAGAAGATACGGCGGAAGAAGGGACGCGGGAAATCATGGTGAATAATCTCCCAGCGAGAAACAGCATTCAAGCCGGGAGATGGGCACGCGGAAAACTGTTAAACGAAAACAGAAAATGCGAAATGGTAGACATGGAGCAGGACTTTAACGCAGGGATGTCAGCGCTTGTGCGCATCGATATCTCAGGAGATACAGATGCAACAGGAGAATGGCTTGCGGAAGATGTGCAGCATGATTTTGTAAATAAAAAGACAAAGGCCAAACTGCACAGATGCGTTTGGTCAATTCAGTGAATGGGAACAGATATGGAAACAAATAGATGTGCGCCAATGGAGCGCGGAAAAATCACAGCCGTATCAGAGGATGGATATACAGTTGCGTCTTTTGACAGAGACGGAATTGTAAGTCCACCGATTGATGATATCAACGAGGGAGTTTATGCGGTGGGTGACATTGTATATTTCTTCCTGTTTTCCGATGGAACCGGAAAGATCATGTGCAAAGCATAAGGAGACACAATGGCTTCTCAGACTTTACAGACCATTATTGCCATAAATGCAAAGGTAGGCAATGGCTTTTCAGAAGTAGGCGCAACGCTGACAGAACTCGGATCTCTTGTAAACGGGATGAGTCAGAAACTAATTGACTTTGGCAAGGAATCCGTGGACGTTTACCGCGACTATGAGAAGAGCATGAAAGATGCGGAAGTTGCTTTGTCCACGCATTACGGGAGGAATACAAGGGAACTGGCCGCTGTAATGGACGGCCTGAATGCCTCCGCGACAGAATGGGCCGCAACAACGATCTTTCATACGGATGATGTAGCAAATGCTATATCGGAAGCGGCTCATGCCGGTTGGGACTATGAGCAGATCATGAGCGGAATTCCTGCCGCTATGCAGCTTGCGCAGGCAGGCGGGCTGGATCTGTCAGAAGCGGTAAACTATATCGTAAAATCAACAAATGCTGCCGGGATAGAGTTTCAGGATCTTGGAAGATTTATTGATTTATGGACATATGCCGCGAACAGCAGCGCATCAACGGTAGGAGAATTTGGAGAAGCCATGTTGCGCATGGGCGCGACTATGCGGTTCACAGATTCGACAGAAGAACTCATGACGCTGATTGCCGTAACAGCGAATGCCGGTTCCGTTGGAAGTGAAGCCGGTACGATGATCCGAAATTCCATCATGCGTCTTGCAGCCCCGACAGATGCGGCGCAGGAAGTAATGGAACAACTCGGCGCAACAACGGAAGAAACAGCCGAAATCATGAATGACGAGGCCATGGCGGCGGCGAATGCAAGACTCGCCGCACAAGGCTTTTCTGCATACGATGAACACGGCGATCTCAAAAGCGTTCTGGACATATACAGAGAATTGTATGTGGCGCTTGGAGAAATTGCAGGAGGATACGAGAACATCGAGGATAACGAAGATGCTATCGCGATCCTTCACGGAATTTTCAAGAACAGATCCATTACAGAAGCGCTTGCACTCATACGGGCGGCAGGAGATGGATACGACGATCTCTATGAAAAAATGACACAGGGAGAAGCGGAAGGGTACGGCGAATATGCCGCCGCTACAATGATGGACTCCCTGGACGGAAGAATCGAGACGTTTGAAAGTAAGGTCGAGCGCTTAAAGCAGGTTGTCGGAGAAAGCATTTCGGATGAATTGTCAGATGTCCTCGGAACAATCGGAGGAATGGTAGACAATATCGCGGAATTAGACACAGGGCAGCTTGACGCCCTTGTGGGAGCGGCAGAGGTTTTGGCAGGAGTCGGCCCAGGACTCATGATGGCCGGAGGAGCGTTTCGCTTGATCGGAACACTGTTTAACGGCCCGACACTGATTGCAGGTCTTACAACCGTTGGAATGCTTGCGGCAGCAGTATATGCAAGCAGAATTGCAGAACAGAATTATGCAGATGCGTTTGGTAATTTGAACATCGATTCAACGGAACTGACAACGGCTGTAGGAGAAATCCAAACGGCATTTGATGAGGCATATGCCGATGTTCATAAATTCAATGATGAACTCAGAATCAGTTTCGAGAAGTATCAGACGGCGGGAGGGGAATTCAAAGAAAGCCTGATAGGCAAAATGGTCACAGGCGCAACGCTGACTGACACGGATATTAAGAATCTTAATACGCTTGGCGAGGACATGATTTCTGCCGTTGAGGATGGGATTGACAACAGCTACGCGGCGAAGAAAGCAAGCATCATTCAATCCATGACAGGCGGAGAAGAAGACGTTGAGAATCCGATAATGGATCAGATCATGGACGTCATGATGCTAAGTTACGAGGAAGAACTTGCCCAGGCACAGCAAATAGGGCAGAGTCTTCGCGACGCCATGCTGTCAGCATTTGAGGACGGCACACTCGACCAGCAGGAAATCGATAATATACAGTCCGTCATGGACCAGATGAACGAACTGTATGCAAAGCAGATCGACAGGCAGAACTTCATAGAGCAACAGAGAATTCTAAAGAAAGGACAGACGCTTGGGCTTGAGGGAGTCAGAGAAGCGGCTGAACTGATCGGAGGAGAACGCGACAGAGAACTTACAGAACTTGCGGTCCAGCAAGCGGCAGCCCTTTACGATACAGAGCATTATTATGATGAGGCAATCGAAAAAGGCTGGGAAGTCGATAATTTAGACGGATCCGGAACGCATGTAGCGACTGAAGCAGACAAGACAAGAGCATTAGAGGAACTTAGTGCAGCGCAGACGGAAGAGACGTACTCCGTGACAGCAGGGCTGAACGAACTCATGCTGCGGACTTTGCAGGAAGCCGTAAACGGAAGCGATGTTAAAGACGTTTGGGATTCCATGAAGGAATTCGGACAGGACTTCCGGGAAAACGGAGGAGTGGTTTCAGAAAGTGCACTCAATGCTTATCTGGAAAGAACAAAGGACGCAGAAGGTCAGACACATGCCGTAGCTTTCCTTCAGGAAGCAATGGAAGCCCTCGGAGGGCGTGAGTTAGCACAGGGGTACGCGGATTACTTTAGCGGCATTGGAGATGAAGAATCTGCACAAAGATACCGCGACCTCATAAGTATGTATGATCTGTTCGGTGGCGGAGAAATGCCGGTAGTAGGACAGCAGACTACAGAAGGTTATACTCCGGTTGACATGTATCAGGCTGTTTCTGACGCATTAACAAATAATGTGCAGGAGGGGCAGCAGATAACCCCGGAAGAACTTGCGGCATACGTTGCGTCTCAGAAGGAGCAGGGAATAGAGCCGCAATGGTCTGATTACCTGTCAGGTAATATTTACAGATCGCTCAACGAGTCTGCGCAGGCCATGGGAATGACTCTCTCGGATTATATTCTGACTGCTGTTCCGGATTGGCAAAGTCAAGTGCAACCGACACAACCGACAATAGAAAATGCTCCTGCGGCAGTAGAGAGCGCACCGGCGCAGGAAACGGAAGCAGGCGTCACAGCGAAAGTAGATGTCGATCCATCTCAGATTACATCAACTCTCGACGCCATTAACGCAGAACTGACAGCACAGGTCAATGGAGACACAACGGAACTTCAAAATGCGATCTCGGCTGAAGATGGAAAAACGATCACGACAAATGTTGCCGCAAACACATCAGCTATTGACCAGGCGCTGGCAAGCTATTCGAACAGAACAATCACGGTGAACATAGCAGGAAGAAAACTGTTTGCTCATGGTGGCCGCGCAACTGAGGCATCGGTATTCGGTGAAGCGGGCGCTGAGTGGGCAATTCCGGAAGAACATTCTGAGAATACGGCGGAACTCCTGAACGCAGCGAGAGAAGCGAGCGGCTTTACATGGCCAGATCTGTTAGAGCGTTACGGCGGACTGAACGCAGACACTTCATCAAGGCCGGTCGTTCTTAACTACAGCCCGACAATCAATGCCGGGGACGCAAGCGGCGTAGAAGAAGCGTTGCAAAACGATAAAGACAGGCTGAATAAATGGTTTGAAGAGAAGCAGATGAGAGACAAGATGGAGGTATATGCATGACACTGAGCGGACAGGAATACACATGCGTTGCCGGGCAGACATTTGACATGGTTTCCCTGCTTGTCTACGGTGACGAGGTATATGCTTGCGATCTGCTTTGCGCAAATCCGGCTCTATCGACGAAACCTTTCTTTACTGGCGGGGAGATACTTCAACTCCCCGTAGTTGAGATACCGGACGTAGACGAAGATGAGGACTACATGCCTCCGGATGCGCCATGGAAGGGGTGATCGTAATTGGCAACAGTAGGGAAATGGAAAAACCATAAATTCAAGGTTTCTACAAGCGAAATAGAAGCCATGAAAAATATCCAGATCAAGGCTGGAAGCAATCTGAAAGAAAACAAAAAGAAGAAAAAGTCAACCGTCAAACGGGAGAGCGCAAAACCAATAGAAGTTTCAATCACAATAGAACTTAACGCTCTTGTCGGATGCAATGTCAGACATGATGCTCTTGTGCTTCTCAAAGAAGCGGGTAAAGGCGCAAAAGGATACTTCTATATTGGCAGAAAGAAACTTACGACATGTAAGCTGATGCTTGTAGACGCGACGCTGAAGAATCCGGATTTTACGGCATCGGGCGCCTGGGTAAAAGCGGAAGTCACACTCACTCTGAAGCAGTGTTCAAAAGGCACAATCAATGTTTCCGGAGGTGGAGGAGACGGAGGCAGGAAGAAGAAAAAAAAGAAAAAGAAAAAGGGCAGCAAAAAAGCCTCTGTAAGATCAACGTCTCCGGTTTCATCACCAAGCTACGGCGGAAGCGTTAGTACGAGCAGCGGTTCAACCAAATCAAGCAAAGGCACTGCTTATACGCCTCCAAATTCAACAAAATCACAGACAAAATCAGCAAACGCGGAGGCAAAAGCATATATGCAAAGCGGCAAAAAGGCATCAACGGCACAGGTTAATCAACTGAAAAAGACCGGATAAGGAGGCATGAACATTATGACGCAATACCAGATTGATAATGTCAACTATCCGATTGATTTTCAGGAATCAGATATCGTAGCAAGGACACTTCAGAACGCAAAAAACCTTCTCATGTGCCGTATGGGAGAAGTCCCTTACGACCGGCTGCGCGGTTTCGATCAATCATTATTCGATCTTCCGATAGACGAATTGAGAGATGAATTGGTGCCGGAACTTGACCGCGTAATGGAGTGGGAACCGGACGTAGAAGTAGTGGATGCAGAGGCAACACTGCTTCCGAACGGAGAAATCTATATCAAGGTCATCCTCGAAACATCCGTAGGGGAAGAGGAAGAAGAAGGAGAATACGACGATGAGGAGGATGAAGACTGATGGATAATACAGAACTGCATTATGTCACATATGATCCAGACGCCATATGGGACGAGATGATAGTAAATTATGTGGAAGAGGGCGGCGATATCCTTTATCCGGGAGACGAAAAGGAAATGCTCTTGCGGAGTGTTCAGGCAGACATTACGCAGGTTCTCGCTGGTGTGGACAACGCTCTGAGAATGATGACGCTGCGTTATGCGGTAGGGGATTATCTGGATGTATACGCGGATGGGAAGGTTGCGAGGATCCAGGCATCCCCGGCAAAGGCAACTGTAACGCTCACTGCGATTGCAACCGGAGAGAGCGTAACGATTGAGGCAGGAACCGCGATAACGGCAGACGGTGTTGTTTTCTATGATTTCACGGAAGACATTGTTCTGACCGGAAATGCGCAGACGCTCACAGCAGAGATTGTCTGCGAAAGGGAAGGGACCATCGGAAACGGACTTGTAACGGGAACAGAAATGGTATTTGCGAAACCGGGAGCGGATGGAGCAAGCGCCATTAGCAGTATTGTTGTGGCAACGGATGCGTCCGGAGGAAACAACAAAGAGGATGACGAAGCGTACCGTGAGAGGATCCGTGAACATGGCCTTATGCCAGTCACGACCGGAACGGAGAGTCTGTATGAATCGGCCGCGAAAGCCGTCAGCAGCCAGATCCTTGATGCTCATGCAATCAAATTGTCTGCCGGTACCGTTGGAGTCTATCTTATCCTGGAAGAAGGGGCAAGCAGCGTTGCGATCATAGCCGATGTGACAGCAGCTTTGTCAGCGGAAACGGTGCGGCCTTTGACAGACACGGTATCCGTGGCACTGGCAACCGATGTGACGTATACGCTGAAAGTCAAATATGCCTGCGATGGGAGCAGCGCTGTAACGTCTGCTATCGCGCAAGCAGTAACGGACTATCAGAAATGGCAGGATGAAACAATCGGAAGGGCATTTAACCCTGACCGTCTTATGGCCGCAATCTATCAGGCCGGAGCCACCCGCGTAATATGGGATACCGGAAGCGCGTTTGACGGAGGCACCGTAGAATATACGGAGATCGACGAGGACGAGAGGTGCAAGGGAACTATCACTCTCACAGAAATAACGTAAAGGAGCGTCCATGTTTACATTTGACATAGATAAATGGCTCCCGAAGTTTTTGCAGGCCGACAAAAACGCATATGCCATAGCGAAAGCCATAGAGGCGGGGCTTCAGGCGATGAACGACATCATAGAGGCAGGCGTCAAATGCATTTATGATGTGGACACAATGCCTGAGTGGCGGCTGGATGAACTGGCATGGGAGTATAACCTGGTATTCGACTATCTGGCGGATATCGCGACTAAGCGTAAGTGGATTAAGAACGCGGAACAGCTTGCATCCTCATATGGCACGAAGTATGGTGTCGAACTGTTCTTTGAAGCGCGGTTCCAAAAAGCGGAAGTGCTTGAATGGCCTCAGTATGAAGGAGATCCGTATCACTTCATCGTGAATCTTGCAGGCCAGTACACAGAAGAAAATGACGCCTGGGCAAAGCTTGTTTTGGAAAAGCTGAAGAATGTCCGGAGCGTGGTTGATGAGGTGAATTTTAATGCGGGATCCAGCGAGGCGGAACTTACGGCGCTGGCCGGAACTGCCTGCACAACCTTGTCAGTGATGAGCGAGACACAGTAGAACCATAGGAGGAAATGTATATGGGTTGGATAGGCGTAATAACAAATGCCGGGGCCGCCCTGCTGGCAGAATGGGCAGCGGGCGAACACACGCTGACGATAGATTGCGCGAAAGTCGGAAGCGGATATGTCGCAGAAGCGAACATGAGAATTGCGACAGACCTTTCAAGTTTGAAAGATACCGCTGAAATTGTAAGCGCCGAAGAAGTGACAGGCGGAACACAATTCCGTATCAGGGTATCCGCAATTAGCGGAACTTCATACACGGCTCATGAGATAGGAATTTGGGCACATATAGACAGTGACGATCCCGTAATGATTGCACTCCATCAGGACAGCGGAATAGGCGTTGTAGTCCCGACAGTAGCAAGCATGCCGGGATTTTTCTTTGACCTTTACTGTGTCCATGCCATCGGGAACAGCGGCACTCTCAACATCACGCTTTCGAATACATCATTTGCAACGCGGGATGAACTGGCAGCGGATATCGCGGCAACAGAAGCAAAGATGGCACCGGAAGAAGCAACTTCCACCGCATCCCAGGACTATGACGAAGACGAATTTCTGATATTTAACGGCAAATTCTATAAGGCATCGCAGGACATTGCAGAAGAAGACCCGCTGACGCCCGGAACGAACATAGATGAAACATCCATCGGCGCGGAACTTACTGCGCTGGAAGGAGCGTTTGAATCCATCATTCAGCAGTCCGCGTTTACCATCGTGGAAGAGAGCGGAGAAATGGCGCTGTATTGGTATGGAGCATCCGGAACATGTCCGTTTACCCTTGCGCTGGAAGACGGGGAATATGTTCTGTACTTCACGTTTACCGCATAAACGGAAAGGAGTGCAGATATGACCAAAGTACAAGGGAAAAGCATATGGTTGACGCAGGGCGATACGCTGGAACTCAATGTCGTTCTGAAGACAAAAGACGGGCACGACAGCACACTTGGAGAGAATGACACAATCCG